CCCGTAACGCCTCTGCCACGCGCGTAACGTGACAGGGATTAAGGGTAAACTAACTGATTTTACAAGTTTTTATTTTACCCCACTTTCTTATGGGGCATACATGGGACACTTTCAGATAGTCTTTTGTTAAGGAGTTCTATCTGTTCGTGATTGTTGTCTTTCATCCATGCTCCGTAAACATTGAATACCATTTGTGCGTTTGTGTGGCCCATCTGGCTTGCGATAAAACTAGGATTAGCTCCAGCGGCAAGTGACCAGCATGCATAAGTATGCCTGGATTGGTACGATTTTCTGTGTCTCAGACCTGCGCGTTTTAAGATACTTGTCCATGACTCCCTGATGGAGTCAACTTTGTAGTGAGGTCCAGACAACAGCTGCTGTTTTATTACCTGAGGGCTAAAAACAAAAGTACATTTATGCACAGCAGTTCTCCCATATTCCCTCTGCTTTACCTCTACAGAATGTTGCTTTCCAAGCATGGTCATTTCCGCTTGGCTTTTAAGAGCATCAATAGCTGGTTGAACCAGATGAATTGTCCTTCCGGTGCCAGCATCGGTTTTTGGTGGAGTGAATTCGCCAAGTTTTGTATAATTTCTACGGATGGTTATAGTCCTTGCTTTAAGGTCTATATCTTCCCATGCCAGCGATACCAACTCCCCGTGACGAATACCCGTGTATACAGCGAGAATCCACAGGTTTTTTGTTTGTTGATGACGGCAAGCCTCAATAAAACGAATAAATTCGTCACGGGTGAGAGGATCTGGTTTTACCTTGGACTTTTTTAAGGGAGCCAGACCGTTAAATGGGTTTCCTGAGGTATAACCATTATCTGTTGCAAATTGAAACATTCCAGCTATGGTTGTCATATAGTAGTTTACCGTGACCACTGAGCGCCCTTTTATGGAAGAAGTCTTTCCATTAGAAAGCTTTTGGTAACCGGTCAACAAATCTCTCCTTACGAAAAGTAAATCCTCTTTTGTTATGGATGAAACCAGTTTTTTTTCACCTAACATTGGTAACATGTTTTTAATTACTGACTGGTAACGGTTAAGTGCATTCGCACAAATCTCAATTTTCTTAAGGTCCAACCATTTTTCCGAAAGTGCCTTAACGGTTATCTCTCTTTTTCCCAGACCAAAGTGTTTCAGGTTAGGGGAATTAGGGAACTGCGCGGCGTAGTCGAAACTCCCCATTCTGATTGCAAAACAAACGGAAGTGCGAAGTTCACCAGCGATCTTCCGGTTTTTGGCTGTGTCAGGAACACCGAGGTTTTCTCTGACACGTTTGCCATTATAGTGAAACCATATACGGAGTGATCCTCCATGGTTTTCAACGCCTGTCGGGTATGATGCGTTACTCATTAAACCTCCCAGACGTCCAGGAGCATTAACAGGTTAACCGGAACTTGCATTTTTGGCACCTGGTTGTTTCTGGTTTTCGATCCATCGCATAATTTCTTCGATGTTGTACAGGCATTCACTGTAATGCCCAGGATCACCTTCTACAGCGTAATGGCGGTATTCTCTTCCCTGCATCCATGACTTTCTTCTGGCCCGCTCGATGGTGCCGGGCTTTAGCCCTGTTGATGCAATAAGGACTCTCTCCGTACACCATTTGCTGGGGGTTATCTGATAGATGATTGTCTGCATGCCAACCTCATAAAACTTTCATCCACGGCAGTGGAACCACACGTCAAACATTCGTTTCACAACTTCACGGCAGTAGAAGCCGTCGACATCACGGGTCAGGTCGTAGCGATTGCCGAATGTCTTGCGAACCCAGAACTCAAAAGCCGTATGCATGTATCACCTCCGTTGCATTGCGCGTAATTTTTTCAGGCGCATTTCCTGCTCAGTGCCCGCCAGAATTTTGCGGTACTCCTGTTGGTCAATATGTTCGAACAGGTTGTTGAACTCACCAATGCGTACCCGTCCGGAGCGCCCGTCCATGCGTCGAAAGAACACTGAGTGCTGAGTACTGCGAGTAATCACCACAGGGTATCCGGCTCTGTCCGTGTATATCTGACCACGTTGAATCAGAGCGAACATTCCTTTATCCCCAGCGGAAAAGCGAATACAGAATAAATGCCACCGCTATTGCAACTCCTACAGCGGTGAATGCTTCAGGCCAATTCATCACTTCACCTCCTGCGGCGGTTCCGGTAGCGGCATCCAGTGGGTTACCTCTTTGAGATACAGGTCTTCGCCATCACCGTCATCCCAAGTGGGATTGCCATCATTAAACCAGTCGCCATATACGCCGACCTGAGTGTTGGGGATGTTTGGCGGGTAGTTGTTTTTAAAGTCAGCCGCTAACACATAGCATTGTCGCTCTCCCATTTCTGGCATTTGCTCACTACAGCTTATCCAACCATCCGGAGTTACCGGAACTGGCGGCGCGGCATATAGTGGTTTAGGTGATATCTCCGCACGTTTTGCGTATGCTTCAACTGTGTCAGGATTAAACAGGATTATGTTTTCGCCGCATTCCCACGCTATTGGTTTTGCTTCCAGCGATGCCAGAGCAATTCGTGCCAGTTCTTCCGCTTCTTCTGCTGGCAGTACAACGTTGCTACCAGGTCCGTATGTTTCGCGCCACTGCTTGATTGTCAGTAGTCGCTCTTTGGTAATAGTGGTCATATCACTCTCCTTTGATGCAAATGCCAGCGGCGTGCTCGGCTTCACTTTGTTCCCAAAACCACTTGTGAAGCGCCATAAGCTTTTCGTCAATCGGTGCATATTTGCGATTAAAGTAGGCCTGAGCATCTTTCTCAGATTCGTCCGGCAATTCGCCTGGGCCAAACAGTGTGTTATAAATCCATGCCAGTCCGCTTTTAGCGTCGCCAGTCGATTGCCATTCGATAATGGCAGCCTGCATGACCAGAATGTTTTTCCCGATTAACAGGTCCAGTTCTTTGTACCGGTTGCGGATGTATGCATTCTCGCTTTGTAATTTTGCGTTGCGCTTCTCTGCGGCTTCCAGCTCAACGCGCAGCTTCCCAACCGTAAGCGCAATCTCCTCGTTCTCCTGGTCGCGGCGTTTGATGTATTGCTGGTTTCTTTCCCGTTCATCCAGTAGTGCCAGCGCAACATTTGGATTAAAAGCAGCAATAAATTCAGCGTTTGCATAAGCCTGAACATCTGTTTCAACCAGGCAGTTAACATGACATTCCGCAATCACACCACCGGGTTCTCCTTTCCATTTTTGGCAAACAAAAACTCCTGTTAAATTGCCGTGCTGGTTAACAGATGTATGCCCTACGATGTAGCTTCCTTTAGTTGCTTTCTCTGCCTTTTCACGCAGTGCCTGATAATTAATTTCGCTCACTTCGAACCTCTCTGTTTACTGATAAGCTCCAGATCCTCCTGGCAACTTGCACAAGTCCGACAACCCTGAACTGCCAGGCGTCTTCGTTCATCTATCGGATCGCCACACTCACAACAATGAGTTGCGGATACAGTCTGGTAGTTCAGGCGACGCATTTTTATTGCTGTATTGCGCTGTAATTCTTCAATTTCTGATGCTGAATCAATGATATCTGCCATCTTTCATTAATCCCTGAATTGTTGGTTAATACGCTTGAGGGTGAATGCGAATAATAAAAAAGGAGCCTGTAGCTCCCTGATGATTTTGCTTTTCATGTTCACCGTTCCTTAAAGACGCCGTTTAACATACCGATTGCCAGACTTAAGTGAGTCGGTGTGAATCCCATCAGCGTTACCGTTTCGCGGTGCTTCTTCAGTACGCTACGGCAAATGTCATCGACGTTTTTATCCGGAAACTGCTGTCTGGCTTTTTTGATTTCAGAATTAGCCTGACGGGCAATGCTGCGAAGGGCGTTTTCCTGCTGAGGTGTCATTGAACAAGTCCCATGTCGGCAAGCATAAGCACACAGAATATGAAGCCCGCTGCCAGAAAAATGCATTCAGTGGTTGTCATACCTGGTCTCTCTCATCTGCTTCTGCTTTCGCCACCATCATTTCCAGCTTTTGTGAAAGGGATGCGGCTAACGTATGAAATTCTTCGTCTGTTTCTACTGGTATTGGCACAAACCTGACTCCAATTTGAGCGAGGCTATGTGCCATCTCGATACTCGTTCTTAACTCAACGGGAGATGCTTTGTGCATACAGCTCCCCGTTTATTATTTATCTCCTCAGCCAGCCGCTGTGCTTTCAGGGGATTTCGGATAACAGAAAGGCCGGGAAATACCCAGCCTCGCTTTGTAACGGAGTAGACGAAAGTGATCGCGCCTACCCGGATATTATCGTGAGGATGCTTCATCGCCATTGCTCCCCAAATACAAAACCAATTTCAGCCAGTGCCTCGTCCATTTTTTCGATGAACTCCGGCACCATCTCGTCAAAACTCGCCATGTACTTTTCATCCCGCTCAATCACGACATAATGCAGGCCTTCACGCTTCATACGCGGGTCATAGTTGGCAAAGTACCAGGCATCTTTTCGCGTCACCCACATGCTGTACTGCACCTGGGCCATGTAAGCCGACTTTATGGCCTCGAAACCACCGAGCCGGAACTTCATGAAATCCCGGGAGGTAAACGGGCATTTCAGCTCAAGGCCATTGCCATCACTGCATAAACCATCGGGAGAGCAGGCGGTGCGCATACTTTCGTCGCGATAGATGATCGGGGATTCAATAACATTCACGCCGGAAGTGAATTCAAACAGGGTTCTGGCGTCGTTCTCGTACTGTTTTCCCCAGGCCAGCGCCTTAGCATTAACTTCCGGAGCCACACCGGTGCAAACCTCAGCCAGCAGGGTGTGGAAGTAGGACATTTTCATGTCAGGCCACTTCTCTCCTGAGCGGGGCTTTGCTATCACGTTGTGAACTTCTGAAGCGGTGATGACGCCGAGCCGTAATTTGTGCCATGCATCATCCCCCTGTTCGACAGCTCTCACGTCGATCCCGGTACGCTGCAGGATAATGTCCGGTGTCATGCTGCCACCTTCTGCTCAGTGGCTTTCTGTTTCAGGAATCCAAGAGCTTTCACTGCTTCGGCCTGTGTCAGTTCTGACGATGCTCGAATGTCGCGGCGAAATATCTGGGAACAGAGCGGCAATAAGTCGTCATCCCATGTTTTATCCAGGGCGATCAGCAGAGTGTTAATCTCCTGCATGGTTTCATCGTTAACCGGAGTGATGTCGCGTTCCGGCTGACGTTCTGCAGTGTATGCGGTATTTTCGACAATGCGCTCGGCTTCATCCTTGTCATAGATACCAGCAAATCCGAAGGCGAGACGGGCACACTGAATCATGGCTTTATGCCGTAACATCCGTTTGGGATGCGACTGCCACGGTCCGGTGATTTCTCTGCCTTCGCGGGTTTTGAATGGTTCGCGGCGGCATTCATCCATCCATTCGGTAACGCAGATCGGATGATTACGGTCCTTGCGGTAAATCCGGCATGTACAGGATTCATTGTCCAGCTCAAAGTCCATGCCATCAAACTGCTGGTTTTCATTGATGATACGGGACCAGCCATCAACGCCCACCACCGGAACGATGCCGTTCTGCTTGTCAGGGAAGGCGTAAATTTCTTTCGTCCACGGATTAAGGCCGTACTGGTTGGCGACGATCAACAATGCGATGAACTGCGCATCGCTGGCATCGCCTTTAAATGCCGTCTGGCGAAGAGTGGTGATCAGTTCCTGTGGGTCGACAGAATCCATGCCGACACGTTCAGCCAGCTTCCCAGCCAGCGTTGCGAGTGCTGTACTCATCCGTTTTATACCTCTGAATCAATATCAACCTGATGGTGAGCAATGGTTTCAACCATGTACCGGATGTGTTCTGCCATGCGCTCCTGAAACTCAACATCGTCATCAAACGCACGGGTAATGGCTTTTTTGCTGGCCCCGTGGCGTTGCAAATGATCGATGCATAGCGATTCAAACAGGTGCTGGGGCAGGCCTTTTTCCATGTCGTCTGCCAGTTCTGCCTCTTTCTCTTCACGGGCGATCTGCTGGTAGTGACGCGCCCAGCTCTGAGCCTCAAGACGATCCTGAATGTAATAAGCGTTCATGGCTGAACTCCTGAAATAGCTGTGAAAATATCGCCCGCGAAATGCCGGGCTGATTAGGAAAACAGGAAAGGGGGTTAGTGAATGCTTTTGCTTGATCTCAGTTTCAGCATTAATATCCATTTTTTATAAGCGTCGACGGCTTCACGAAACATCTTTTCATCGCCAATAAAAGTGGCGATAGTGAATTTAGTCTGGATAGCCATAAGTGTTTGATCCATTTTTTGGGACTCCTGGCTGATTAAGTATGTCGATAAGGCGTTTCCATCCGTCACGTAATTTACGGGTGATTCGTTCAAGTAAAGATTCGGAAGGGCAGCCAGCAACAGGCCACCCTGCAATGGCATATTGCATGGTGTGCTCCTTATTTATACATAACGAAAAACGCCTCGAGTGAAGCGTTATTGGTATGCGGTAAAGCCGCGCTTAGGCGGCTGATGTTTCTTCTTTCAGGCTTTCGAGATATTTACGTGGGTCGTCGTAACATTGGCATTCGCTGTACCAATCCACCCAGCGATCAGTAAGCCCCATCTCTGATAAATCTTCATCGGTAAGGCTCTCATCCCACATCTCAAGGCCGTTAGCATTGCAGTAATCAGGCTTGATGTTGTTGTCATACTGAAAGGCGTCATAATCAGCTAGTGCGTCCATCAGACGAACACCCTCTTCAACACTTGCCACTTCTACAATGAACGGCTTCATAGGTACTTGCGGGATATGCCAGACACGTAATTTCATATATCCTCCGTCAAAAAAATTGCCCTCACACTGGAGGGCAAAGAAGATTTCCAATAATCAGAACAAGTCGGCTCCTGTTTAGTTATGAGCGACATTGCTCCGTGTATTCACTCGTTGGAATGAATACACAGTGCTTATTCGTACTAATAAAATACCCAATTTTCTGTTTCTTGGTTGTGTCCAAAGTTATATTCAATATCTGGTGTTGATGTATCAATATTCTTCATACCATCAACAAGAGTTGATACAACAGCCAAATCTTGTTTGATTCTCATTAAATGGTATTTCTTCCGGCGCAATAAACTTTCAATGGCAAGTTTCTTCGTTGGGAATGCAAAAGATCTTTCTGCATTTTTTGCTACTTTCTTAATTGCATATCTATTTCTCCTTTGTTTCCATTCCTGTAACCACTGATTTGGTGCTGTTTTAAAATTAACAATCCAATGCGCAGGAACCAACCATGCATAATGCTCTGTCTGATGAAAAGCTATATATTGAAGTGCGAATATTTTTATCCCATCTTCTTCAACTGTCGCCTGGAATCTCCAGAAAACAGGCATTCCATCATGTTCAGTTTCTGATTCAGGAAAAGGTACGCTCCATGATTTTGTCATATCTCACCTCAAATAAGTGGTTTGCTGCCTAATTTCATTTTCTGGCGACCAACACAAGTCACCTCGCCGTCAGTTGTTTTGATTTCCGGTAGCCTGCCGCGTAAATGGCTACGTTTGGAAGACATACACCAGTTTCTGGTTGCTTATGTCCAAACTCATTCGCGTACACAATGGCCGCTCGCTCCAGATTGCGTCTGTATTCTTTCTGTTGCCAGATCACGTCCTGTGCCATGAACTTAATTGGCTTAGCGTCTTCTATGCGCTCAGGCGTTTCGTGAGTACCTTTAGCCTGAATCTGCGCTCTGCTTAGAGTAGGGCGGTGTAATACTTCTGAACTTATTGCTTCTTCGCGGGCCAGTACGCCGTTAGCTAATGCCTTTGCCTTTAAACGCTCACGACGACGAGAACGTGAATTGCCTTTGAACTGAGTTCTGCGTGTCATATAGACCTCCTGATGAACTTTGGTGGTGTGGTAGGTGGGAGACCCATTTCGACCTGTTTCGGCCTACTTCAATTCGGCAATAGTCCCGCAGGCCTCGCCGCTTTACGTGCGACATATGCCCGTCCATGAACCCTTCACCACACCCCAAAGTTCACTTTGGTTATTGCGCTTTGTCAGCGCCGTAGATTCATATTCGAATCGTTGTATATTCACCGCCCTGGTGAGTAGTGCGTCCTGCTTATGTGTTTAGTATCACCGCTAGTGGTATTTTTGTCAACACCGCTAGAGATAATTCATCACCGCAGATGGTTATCTGTATGTTTTTTATATGAATTTATTTTTTGCAGGGGGGCATTGTTTGGTAGGTGAAAGATCAGAATTGCACTGTTTAGCAAGTTGTATCTATCAATTTTTCAATAAATACAATGAGTTATGTTTTTTTTAGGTGGGGGATCGCGAGGCAAAGAAAACCCGGCGCTGAGGCCGGGCTAGATTTTAAAGTATTTATCTTTTAGAGATGTAGATGTAAAACTTTTCGCCTTTGAAAATTTTTTGTCATCAGAAGGGCTTATGAACTCATCTTTTTTGTAGGGAACCGCTAATGCTGCATCACGTCTGCGAGGCAGCTTGCTTACTTCCTCGCGCTTTTTCATGATCAGTTATCCTTTAATAACCTATACAGTTTTGTAGGGGTACATCCTGAGGATATTGTTAAGTTCGTAGCACGCCTTTTCCGCCCATCATCGTATAAACGAAAACCAGTAGTAGACGAATTTTCTGCGTCAAAAACTATAGACAGTATAGCGTCCCCAGACTTTTTTTGCCATTCGCATGTGCCGTTAGTTGGTTTCGTCATCTGTAGACGCCAGTCAAGAACGCCATCACTTATAGCTGAGAGATCGTTTAGTACATCTAGTACGGATTGATATCTTTCATTTGGATCTACATGAATGCATTTGTTCACTATTGTTATTAATTTTTTATGTATATGGGGAGGATACTCTTTTAATGGATAGCAGCCATTAATTATCGACTCTCTGAGTTGTTCAATCGTGCTAAATGCAGATCTTTCTCTTTCAAAATTATCATGTCCAACACACATTCTATATATGGTTAATCCTGCCTGATATATGTCATATGTGAAATTATAATCATTTGTTGATAAAGAAAAATATTCCGGTGGCACATGAAAATGATATCCAAACTCAGGCGCAGCTCTCGATTCCTCATTGACTAACTGAGATAATCCAAAGTCAGATAGCATGGCCTCATTTCTGTTTGATATCATAATGTTATTAGGTTTTATATCAAAATGCATAAGACCTTTTGAGTGTATATGATAAAGTCCACTTAAAAATTGAATGGAATACCGTATTATCTCCCTGCTTGTAAGATTATTTTTTTTCATTAATTGGTTTAGCGAACCATTATGATAAAATGGCATGGCTATATAGATATTGCTCTCACATTGAGCAGCATACTGAACTTGCACAATATTTGGATGTGCATGTTTATAGAGAAGCCTTGCTTCATTAAAGTAGTCGTCGTGGTTAGTGTTTTCTTTTTTTTCTATTTCTTTAATCACCAAGTCATGAGCTAGGTGTCTGTCATGAGCCAGATATACTTTTGAAAAACAACCCTGTTCTTCTAGATCACTAATCCATTCGAATTCTACATCAGCTCTTTTGTATGGAGTTAGCATCCCCTTACCTCCGCAGATAGTGCAGCCAAAACAGCTTCATTTGTTTCAGTTGTAAAACCAGAATTATCGATTCCATTTATATTGCGGTGTGACTTCAATATTTCTTTATACTCGATCTCTGTTAGGTTCAATGATGATTTCATGCCAGATTTTCTAATAGTGTAATATTTTCTTACATCACTGCTTGAAAATGCTTCTTGAATAACAGCTTCTATATAAAGGCGGTCAATGCTAAGATTATCAGAGTTTGATTCAGTAACGCGTATGGCAGCTAATTCAACATTATATAAATTAAGAATGTCGAGGATGTTATTTCTCACATACTTTAATTTTTCTGGTGTGTCTAAGGTCGAAGGTATTTTAATAACATCAACACATTTGAGTGCAGACTCATTAGTGCAATATACAACAAAAGATGTAACTTTGGGCGCCGCTCTAACACCTAGTATTCTCATTTTTTATATCCTATTTTAGAATCAGGCCGCATCTCTGCGACCATCCATCATCCAAACGTCTCTTCACTCATCCGAAGAAGCAGCAATCCGGGTCAGCACGCACAAGCTCAAGCGCATCAGTCAGCGAAAGTTCAGTACTGTACTGATGCCATTTCATATCCTTCCGCATCCAATAGATTTTCCATCTATCCAGAGAACGTATGTACTTGATTCTTGCTGATGGCAGGATGTTTGTTTCACCTGGGTTGCCCTGCCACACGGGGCGCTGTTCGCCGATATCTATCGTTTGGTCATTGATGCTATAAACAATATCCAGTTCATTGCGGATATGTTCAGGCGGCCTTATGCTTTCAATGAATTGGTGAACTTCTTTTTTGACCGCTTGATATTCAAGGTCAGTGAACGCCATCTATCCTCCTCACCCAAACGTCTCTTCAGGCCACTGGCTGGCGATAACTTTCCCCACAACGGAACAACTCTCATTGCATGGGATCATTGGGTATTGTGGGTTTAGTGGCTGTAGAAACACCTGACCGCTATCCCTGATCAGTTTCTTGAAGGTAAACTCATCACCCCCAAGTCTGGCTATGCAGAAATCACCTGGCTCAACAGCCTGCTCAGGGTCAACAAGAATTAACATCCCGTCAGGAAAACTGGGTTTGGAACCTGTTGGTGCGGTCATTGAGTTACCTTCAACCTCAAGCCAAAATGCAGAATCACTGGCTTTTTTGGTTGTGCTTACCCATCTCTCCGCATCACCTTTGGTAAAGGTTCTAAGCTCAGGCGAGAACATCCCGGCCTGAACATGAGAAAAAACAGGGTACTCATACTCACTTCTAAGTGACGGCTGCATACTAACCGCTTCATACATCTCGTAGATTTCTCTGGCGATTGAAGGGCTAAATTCTTCAACGCTAACGTTGAGAATTTTTGCAAGCAATGCTGCGTTATAAGCATTTAATGCATTGATGCCATTAAATAAAGCACCAACACCTGACTGCCCCATCCCCATCTTGTCTGCGACAGATTCTTGGGATAAGCCAAGCTCATTTTTCTTTTTTTCATAAATAGCTTTAAGGCGACGTGCGTCCTCAAGCTGCTCTTGTGTTAACGGTTTCTTTTTTGCGCTCATGCATTAAATCTATCACCGCAAGGGATAAATATCTAACACCGTGCGTGTTGACTATTATACCTCTAGCGGTGATAATGATTGCCTGTACTAAGGAGGTTGTATGGAACAACGCATAACCCTGAAAGATTATGCAATACGCTTTGGGCAAACCAAGGCGGCTAAAGATCTCGGCGTATATCAAAGCGCGATTAACAAGGCCATTCATGCAGGCCGAAAGATTTTTTTAACTATAAACGCTGATGGAAGCGTTTATGCGGAAGAAATAAAGCCCTTCCCAAGTAACAAAAAAACAACTGCATAAGTAACACCGCTCTTTTCACAATGGACATTCGTCCTACGTCGCTGACAAAGCGAGTCCCAATATATCTGACCAACTAAGGCCATATGCGTTTCCACGCATACCTTTCAACTAGCTATTCACTATTGGAAATCTTAAGAAATGGAACAAACAAGTTACAGCAAACTATCACAGCGAGAAATTGATCGCGCTGAAACTGATTTACTCATCAACCTGTCAACGCTTACCCAGCGCGGTCTGGCAAAGATGATTGGCTGTCATGAATCGAAGATAAGCAGAACGGACTGGAGA